TTGGCACATCATATCTACCATCGCTTAAATTTGTTCCGCACTCAGGACAATACTTCATTGGCATTATTGTACCTCTTTACCCTCTAATACAACTGTCATGGACCCCGTAGGACCTACAGCCAGGAGTTTCATCCCTGTATTGGGAGGTATAGTATAGTATAGATTTGGGAATTGGGGCCCGATTCCGGCATCTATGATCAGGAACTTGCTAACGTGCAGTGCTTCGCCGTTTCCTTGTACGGTCCAGGACAAAGCATCTCCCACTGAGCAGCCGCTATAGTCGAAGGATACGTTTGTGACTACTGAATAAAATCTGTTTGGAGAGATAAAGCTCAGTAGCGTTGTGCCTCCTGCTGTTAAAAATTCTTGGCCACTCCAGGCAAATATATGATCCCCAAAGAAGTTAAGACTCGGCCCCGTCGAAAGTGTCATAGAAGTTTGCCTGCTAAAAAAGTATTACCCGTAAACTGGTTTTGACAACCCCAAAGAACTTCGACATGAGTATAAGGAGGAATGAAGATATTATATTTCCATGGGAGAAACTCTACCCCACCTTTTGATTCAATAACCTCAATACCGTTATATTTCATTGTGAAATAAATATCAGAACCGCCTGTACTATCATCATTAAAGTCCAATGTGGCAATAATAGCCTTAGCACCCGTGGTAAAATTAAGCAATGTGGTATTAGGTCCACCAGTACCTGCATCCAGAACCAGACCAGACGCAGCGTAAACGTGATCACCTACATAATTTAGCGATAAGCCTGCTGTAGCTACAACGTTAGACCCTGAATAAGGTATACCTTCAGGCATTGTTCATTTACTCGAACTGGATAGTAATACTGGCGTCAATTACGGCCGCCGTTGTGACAGCAATTTGCAAATCCAAAGTATTTCCAGATGTCACACCCAGGGCGGTCTTTTCCTGAACTACGCAGTTAGCAATACCAACACCACTCGATGCGGCTTGGCTAATTGCCGGTCCCATAAAGGTAGCATCTCCCTCTTGAAGCGCCGTTCCTGTGATTTTATATCCCGTACAGAAATCTGCACCAGTTGCGACCCCACTAACTCCCATTGATATAGAAGAAATTTGCGATACTCCAGTAGGCACAACCAGGGAAAGCCCCGATGATGCAAACTGACTGGTCATGCTTTGAAACGATGTGGTCGCGCTTAGCGCTGCACTTGTTCTTGTTACTACTATTGACATATTTTCAGGCCCTCACTTTAATTGGTCCCAGGGAAGCCAATACTGGCGAACCACGGGAAAAGGAACGTACGGCAGCCTTAGCCAAGAATGCGCCCACTAAAACTTTAGTGATTGCTTGTTTATTTGACTTGGCTGACTTTGAAATGGTAGTCAAACCTGTATTAAGATCCCCTGCCAAAAAAGACTTCATTGCAGAACCTGCATTTGTTTGCTCCAGGAGTGCCAAAGCAGCCCCCGTTTCTATTACGTTTAAAGAAAATTGGCGAGAAGGTTTCCTTCTTGCTCTGCCTCGACGTCTAACCATGCCCCTCTTAGGGGAATTACCTATTTAACTACTTGGTTTATAACCTTCACATACTGGACATGGGTATTGATTACCAGGTATATGGTAAATTGTCCATTCATGATCGCACCTTTTGCACCTTAGTATAGCTTCTTTCTGATATGACATTATGCTTTTACTCCTTTACAAAAGTCGCCATCATTAAGAGTATAACAACTTTTATTTTTAAGGTCATTAGACACACCACATACTGAACAGGTCCACGTCTCATACTGTCTTTTGAGGTTGGTTAACATAGCATTGATAATATAGGATTCTTTCTTTCCCTCTTTCTCAGCATGGTTGGATAACCAGGCATAGAGGTTATGATCAATGGTGAAGGTCTTTCCGACTTTACCCATTATTCATTCCTCAGTAGACTAATAACTTTAGAAATTAATATAGCTTCTTTTTCAATTTCTTGAAGTCCTTGTTTTCCTATACAATTTTCCCGCATATAGCCGTCCTCGCCTACTATCTCCATATATGTTTTTTTGCAGTAGATACAATTTTCAGTTTCATTAAAGTTGTGCTTTTGCATTTTATCTATATAATAATATTACTATTTCCAATAAAAAAGAAAAGAAAAGAAAAGAAAAAAAAGTGTTCTAGAAACCTACGTACCTAGTAAAAAGGGTAATTGTAATATTATTCTGGCTATTTTAGGCCTAGTCCAGGGCTTTTCTGGGACTGTTTAACCCCTACTTCGGGGCTGTTTTGGGTGTTTAGTAGCCCTTCTAAGCCGCTTCTTTTCATTAACATCTCTGCAACCAGCCCCATGATAGGGTTGTCTTTGGTTATTGCTTTGATTGTACTCTGGCCTGTAGACTCGTCTAATTTTTTAGATGCTGCACCTAAAGAACCAAAAAAAGAAGATTGAAAAGTCTCGAGCATCCCGTGGGTTCGTTCTTCTATTTCATCTACGATCGGTTCAAGGATTATTAACAGATCATCATCACTCTCAGATGATTTTGCCCACTCGACCCACTTATCCTTACTCAGTTTGGCGATATAATGACTTATTCCAAAATAGAATAATGACCAGGCGATAAAGTACCCCAATAGTTCTAATGCTGAAATAACCACTACAGGCCAAGGCCTTCTTCAGCGCGTTTTAATCCAGTCGTAACATCATAAACGGGACGTACTACAATACTTACGAAATCAGTATCACTAACTTTTTTATCTCGTCCAAAGAAAGAAGGTCTTTCTGGTCTGGGAGTAAGCCCTGAATCTTGAGCCAATTTTAACAATGCAATTATAGCGCCTAAATTCATATTCTACCTGTTCTGTCTTTTTGGTATTGTTCATATGTGGCATAAGGTTCTAAACCCCGTTCGCGCCTTTCTCTATTAACTTGTGTTAGGGTCATTGTTCTGGATATTAGTTCATCTAACGACACGCCCTCTTTTTTTAATGGGTTAAGATCGCTCAAAATTTCGCTAATTTCAGGGATGGGATTTAAAAATTTAAATGTTTCTTCGATAGCGTCTTTAAAATCGTCTCCTAATGGTCCAAGTTTTGCTTCTAATGCTGGAATGAAAATGGTACTTAAACCGCCAAGTGCTAAAGCAGCAGCACTCGCGCCAATAACTTTTACAGCTGTTGGATTAGACAATATAGCTACAACGTCGTCGTGTTTTCGTTTAGAACGAACCGCCATCTCTTGGGCCTTTGTTACTTTCTTGAGGGTGTAACCGTCTGGAATCATTGCATAAGGCATTTAGCGCCTCTTTTTCTTGCCTGCAGGGGTTTTCCTGAACGCTACTGCCATTTTCTTAAGATTTAGTTTACCGTTACGATATCGGAAGCGTGGCTTCTTTGAATTCGCTTTAACGTATTTGTTCCAGGCGCTTAGTTTACGTTTGGTTTTACGTACTCGAGGTGCGCCAGGCTTCATTATATCATAAGTTGGCACATCATATCTACCATCGCTTAAATTTGTTCCGCACTCAGGACAATACTTCATTGGCATTATTGTACCTCTTTACCCTCTAATACAACTGTCATGGACCCCGTAGGACCTACAGCCAGGAGTTTCATCCCTGTATTGGG